AATACTACCGATCAAATCTACGATGTTAAAATAATGATGAGTAAGGATGTTGATATGGAAGGTCTTAATGAAAAATACGGAACAATTTCAAATGATGAATTATTAAAAGAATATAGAGAAGAATAATTATTATGGCTAACGGGGTACATAAAATAACTGAAGACTTTGAGAAATCACTATGTGATTACACCGGATCACCATATGCAATTGCGTTAGATAATATGAGTAACGCAATATTTTTAGCGTTATATTACGAAAAAAATATAAAGAAAAGTTTAACCACAGATAAAATAGACTGCCCTTCAAAGACATACCCATCAGTTCCGTGTGAAATTATTCATTCAGGATTAAAAGTTAATTTTACACCTGTTGAGGGGGACATGATTAAAGGTGCTTACCAACTATCACCAAGTAATGTATGGGATTCTGCCTTGAGGTTTACTGCTGATATGTATATTCCAAAAACACATATGTGTCTTTCATTCACAGGTCCATATAAAACATTAAAATTGAGTAAAGGTGGGGCAATTCTAACTGATGATTATCAAGCAATGTTGTGGTTCAAAAGAGCACGATTTAGTGGGAGAAGAGAATGTTCATATCATGACGATAATTTTGATATGTTAGGGTGGAACTTCTATATGATGCCTGAGTTGGCAGCAAGGGGTTTACTTATGATGAGTCAATTTTATAATTTAGATGGTTCTAAGAGACATAATCAAGATTTAGAGTTACCATACCCTGATCTATCAAAATATGACATTTATAAACAATGATAAAAGCACTAATTGGTAATGGTGGTCATGCAAGGGAAGTGATGGCTCAAATGGGGATTAAACTTTTTAGGTTTGTTGATGATCAATATATGGATAATGATACATTACCATTATCTGAATTAGATATTAATAAATATGAGGTAATGGTCGCAATTGCAGATTCAAAAGATAGATACGAGACAACCCAAAGATTACCTAATGGCACAAAGTTTTTTAAATTTATACATCCAACCGCATTAGTAATGGAGGATGTGGAAATTGGTGAAGGTAGTTTTATTGGGGCTAATTCTATTTTAACAACAAACATTAAAATTGGTAAACACGCAATATTAAATAGAGGTAATCATATTGGACATGATTGTGTGATTGGGGATTTTTTTAGTGCAATGCCAGGATCAGTAGTGTCAGGAAATGTTAGAATTTATGACTGTGTGTATTTGGGTAATAATTCATCAATTAAAGAAAAGTTATCAATCCATTCTCTAACTACAATAGGTATGAATGGTGCGGTGGTTAAACATATAGAGGAACCTGGAACATATGTGGGTGTACCTGTAAAAAAATTAAAATAAAAAAATGGAAAAAGAATGTGTATGTGGAGCTAACGTATTTTGTGAGTGTCCTCCAATAAAAGTAGAACAAGTTAATCATCCTAACCATTACGGAGGAGAGGATAATACTTATGAAGCAATAAAAGTTATTGATGCTTGGGAATTAGGGTTTAGTTTAGGTAATACAGTAAAATATATAAGTCGTGCAGGAAAAAAAGGAAAAGATAAAGAACTTGAGGACCTCAGAAAAGCCCTATGGTACCTCCAACACCACATTGAGACACTTGAAAAAGACAGGACTTAATAAAGAGATTGGTATATTAGATGCAATCACAACTCCCGGTGAGTTAATCCGTGAAACACTTATTAATTTTATGTGGGGATTTCTTGGAAATTCAATTGTGGTTTTTGTTACAAAAGAGTTGGACTTTTTGGTTTTAATCAACTATATTGCCTATTACATATTAATTTCTTATATTGTTAATAGGAAGAAATATGAAACTATGTTGGGTAAGTTTATTGTTTTACCTGGTTCGGCCGCAATAGGTGCCTTTACAGGATATAAACTAGCTCAAGCAATAACAAGTGTAATTTAAATAAATAAATAAAATAATGATAGAAACAGGAAAAATTATAAGTGGAGATTGTATTGAAGTAATGAAAACATTACCTGAAGGATCTGTGGACTTAATTTGTACATCGCCTCCATATGGAGTCGGTATTGCTTATGATGTACACGACGACGATGTTGAATTTGATGAGTATTTAGTATTTGCTAAGAACTGGTTAACTGAAGCGTATAACGTATTAAAAGATGATGGTCGTATTGCACTTAACATTCCTTATGAGATTAACAGACAAAAGAAAGGTGGGAGAATTTTCTTTGTTTCTGAGATGTATCAGTTAATGAAACAAATTGGATTTGGGTTCTTTGGTATCGTTGATCTTGAAGAAGAATCGCCACATAGATCTAAGACAACGGCATGGGGTTCTTGGATGAGTCCATCAAGTCCGTATATTTATAATCCAAAGGAGTGTGTGATATTAGCATACAAAAAACACCACATTAAAAAGGTTAAAGGAGAACCTCAGTGGAAAGGAACACCTACTGAAATTGAACAGGAAGACGGGACATTAAAGAAAAAAATTGTATATGAAGAAAAAGATAAGAAAGAGTTTATGGAACTTGTATTTGGTCAGTGGAATTACTTTGCAGATACTAAATCACTCACCAAGGCAACTTTCTCAATGGACATACCGACCAAGGCTATTAAGATACTATCCTACAAGAACGATGTAATATTAGATCCATTTGCTGGTTCAGGTACAACATTAGTGGCGGCTCAGATATTAGAACGTAGATGGTTAGGTATTGAGTTAAGTGAAAATTACAAACAAATTGCCGAAACAAGAATTAATTATTTCAAAGCTTTAGAACAAATAAAAGAACTCCCATTTAATTAAATGGGATTTTTTATTTTTACGTAGTATTTATAACAAATTATTTATTATGGAAGATGATTATGAATGGGGAGATCACACCATTTCTGAGTTTTAATTTATTATCTGCAAACTTTTTTTTGTTGAAAACTATTTATAACTATGAAGAAAAAGTTAATAACGGAATCAGGAATAAGAAACATCAGAGAATTATCTAAAAGATACCCTGAGGCTAAGATATATTTTCACCAAGATTTAGATGGTGTAACCACCGCTTTAGGTATGAAAAGTTACTTAGAACAAAACGGAATAAAGGTGGTAGATGCTGAGATCATTCAATATGGTGATAAGGAATTTGCAATTAAGAAGTTGGATGCTGAGGGTGATGTTATGCCGGTGTTAGTTGACTTTGCTCACGGTAAACCAATGTTCATTATACATACTGACCACCACGACACACAAGCGGGAGTTGAGCAAGGTACCTCAACTAATTTTAAATCTTCAAGATCTAACGTTGAGACAATATCTCAAACCGTATCTCCAAGAGATATTTTTCCATCTGACGATATCACTTTGATATCTACGGTGGATTCAGCAAATTATGCTCAACATGATATTAGTCCTGAACAAGTAATGAACTATTTGTTTAAGGTAGATAAGGATCAATCACTACAAAAAAACAAAATGATAATGGGTATGGTTGCTAATAAATTATTATTGGCATTCAAAAACAAACCAGGGTTCTTGGAAAATATTGTAATGAATGCAAATCCATCGTTATTAAGTATATTGTTAAACATCAGATCTCAGATCAAAGAAAAAAGTTATGCTGATGTTGGAGATTTAGAAAAAAACAAAGAGAGTTATGTTCAAACAATGAAAACTCACAAAAATGTTAAAGTTGATGATAAAATTATAGTTCAGTATGGTGGAGGTAGTATGATGAAACCAGGATCATATGATAGATACACACCATTCAGAAATAATCCTGATGCGGACTTCTTGGTGATTGCTTGGCCATTAGGATTGGTACAAGCGTCTTGTAATCCATTTAAGAAAGAAAGAGCACTTAAAGGTGTAAATTTAGGTGAGATCAAAGATGATGTCTTAAACAAGTGGAAATCACAATTACAAGACAAGGACATTCCTTTATCAACAATAAAATGGATATCAGAATCAGGAAAAGGTTTTGGTGAACAATCAGTTGGTTTTACATTCAGAGATTTTAACGCCTTATATGGTAAAGAATTTAAACAAATGGCAGATGGGGAGGATATACTTGGTGATGTTGAAGAAGCAATGAAAAAACCATTCAGTAATTTAACAGATAAAGAAATGAGAATGTTAGATTCTATTAGTGTAAACGCTTGGGATTTAATTCAATCTAATAGTGGGGGACATAAATGTATTACTAACATTTCTGGTTTAAGTTATTTAGGTAGATCTAAAAGACCACCTAAAGATAAATACAAATATAATGAAGAGTCAGATGATACGCCTTATATTAAATTTACCAAGATGGTAC